GGGCAATCTCCTTATTGGCGTTGTCCAGGGCGGCCTTGTTCTTGGCGGCATCCTGGGCGGCCTTATCCCAATTCGCATTAATGACGGCGAGCAGCTTGCGGCCGGCTTCCTCGGCGCGGCGGTATTCATCCGCGTTATTACGGGCTACGCGGTTGCGGACGTAGTCGAGCGCCTGGGCGTCGGGCGTCGGGAGGAAGGAAAGGGCGACGCCGGTTTCCGCTTTAACGATCTCGGGGCGGTCGGCATTTTCGCGGGCGACCTGGACCGCGGCGGCGACGCGTTGGTCCGCCTTGTCTAGTTGCTGGCCGACTTTGGCGAATTCGTCCGCCGGCGGGGTGGCGGTTCCCGTTCCAGCCGTGTCGGCCGTGGGCGTCCCGCAGCCGGCTAGGGCGATCAGGCCGACGACCAAAATCGACCCAATCGTAAAACGGTTAAGACCAGAATAGGCTTTAATAAGCATTTCCTTTATTAAAGCGTTAGGACTTTAACTGTTAATCAGGCCTTGGGATTCTTGAGCGCGTCCAGCAGCTTGCGGCCTTCGGACTCGGCGGCCTTCAGGCGCTCCGCGTGGCGGCGGAAGACCAGGAGTCCGGTCGCAAGGCCGGCGGTGAAGGAAAGGACGATAGCAATCAGGTAGAGCATAAATCAGGAAACAACCCAGCGGTTGGCGGCCACCTTAACGCAGCTTACAATCTGCGAACCTGAAGACGTCAGGAATTGGGGCGTATTGGTCGTCGCGCCGTTAATGTAAGGCCCGCCCATTCCATAGTCTTGCGGGTAGACGGTGATATAAGAGGCGTTTTCAATCGCCAAGCGAACGGTGGTTCCGATTGGGAAGTCATAGGTTCCGTCGGTCGGAATGTAGATCGTCACATAACTAGCGTTATCAATATGGACAATATTGTTGGTATCTCCAGCCGCCAGCGTATGAGTCGAATAGGACGAGGAAACGGTCGAAGAAACCGAAGGGGCCGGGACGCTGGTAAGGAAGCCGGAAGGGTTGCCGGTCAGGGGGTAGTAATTCGCCGGGAGATAAACCATCAGCGAAGTGGAGTCCGTAACGTTGCCGGTGATGGCGCTCCAATCGACGGAACCAACGGGGGACGTGTTCGGGTCCCAAGCGCCGTTTTTGCGGACATAGGGAGTTCCATCAATCGGGGCCTCGCCAATGTAGCCAAGGCCAGAGATATAACTAACGAGGTCGGTCTGATCCGTGACCACGCCGGTAATCCCGCCCCAAACGGCCGAACCAGCGGCGGCGGACCAAATCAGGTTTGTACCGTCAAAGCTCAAGACGTAGCCGGCGGAAGGGACAGTCGAGTCCAGGGTGGACGTAGCGCCGTTGGAAAGGCTGCTGATGGTCAGGCCTCCTCCGCCGCCACCGGCGGCCCAGATGAGCGCGGAACCGTTATATTGCAGGACGTCGCCCGCGGCCGTGGGGCCGGCCGAAGGGTTGGCCGTAACGACGCCGGCCGTGAGCTGATCCGCGGCAAGCGTGGAGCCGGCGGGGGCCGTGGTAAGGTAGGTCGCGTCGCTAAAGATGATGCCGGAAGCCGAAAGCGTCAGAGCGCCGGTCATCGTCCCGCCGGCCAAGTCCACCTTGGCGGCCAGGAGCGTGTCGGTCGTGCTAGAGGAATAGAGGTTAAGGGCCATAGTTTAAGAAATGATAACGGCTTCCCAGGCGGCGTTTCGTCGGAGGTAGTAACCCCCATCGTTCGGGGCTTCGCCGACATAGTTGCCAATCGGTTGATAAAGCGACACGGCTTCGGAAATCGTCAGGTAAGCCGACATTCCCGCCAGGCTCTGGTAAGTGGCCGCCGCGCTGGCCGTCGTCAGGTAGCCGGAGATAGAAGCGCCCGCGGGGATAACTACGGTCCCGCTAAAAGTCGGGTTAAACAAAGGCGCATAAGTCGCGGCAGCGCTGGAAACAGTTTGGAAGCCTTGATTCTTAACGTAAGCGGTCGTCGCGATTTGCGTCGTATTGGTGGCCGTGGCGGCCGTCGGCGCGGTCGGAACCCCAGAGAATGAAGGGGAAACCAAGGTGGCGTAGCCGGAGATAGAAGCGCCCGCGGGGATGGTAACGACTCCCGTGAAAGTGGGGCTGGCCGTGTTGGCCTTGGTGCTAACGGCGGTCGTAACGAAAGCGGTCGACGCGATCTGCGTCGTATTGGTTCCGGCGGTGGCCGTCGGGGCAGCCGGGACGCCGCTAAAGGTCGGACTAGACAAAAGGGCGTAGTTGGCCGCGGTCTGCGTCGCCATCGTCCCCAGGCCTAGGTTGGTTCGGGCGGTCGCGGCCGTGGCCGTCAGCTCCGAAAGGTTGTTGGCCGTCTTAAGGGCGTCCGCGCCGGCGTAGGGGGTCGTCCAAGAAACGTCGTAATTGACGTTGCTGGATTTCTGGAGGACTTGGCCGGTCGTCCCGCCAACGGGCAGGACCGCGGTAGTCGTCCCGCCAACGTTAACCGTCCAAAGGGAATAAGTCCCGCTTCCCGTGTGGTTCTTGACGTCGACAACCATAGCGCCGGTCGTGCCGTTGTAGCTCGTAACGACGGCGTGCATATGGTTGCTGTCGTTGTAGGCAATAACGACGTCTTGCTGGGTCGTATAGGCAAGGCCGGTCCCGACAGTCAGGGTTTTAGCGCCGTTGGAAAGCGTAAGGGAGGTCGTCGACGTGGTCAGGTAGCGGTCGCCGGTCTGGATCGTCGTCCAGGTCGTGTCGTAAGACGTATTGCTGGCCTTGACCAAGGCCTGACCCGTAGTCCCGTTCGGGGCAACGCCAGGGCCGGCGGGGCCGGTTGCGCCGGTGCTTCCCGTCTGGCCGGCGGGGATTCCGAAATTGAAGACGGCCGCGGACGAGCTTCCGGCGTTGGAAACGGTCGCCGAAGCGCCAGGGGAAAGGGTCGTGACAGTCCCGACGGCAATCGTCGCCGCGGAGCCGTTGGTTCCGTTTTCGCCGTCGTCGCCTTTGTCGCCTTTCGGGCCGGTAACTAGGCCAAAGTTCAGGACCGCAGCCGAAGTCGTGCCGGCGTTGGTGACGTAGGCGGTCGAACCAGGGGCTAGGGTTTCCGTGGAGCCGACCGCGATTGTAGCGGACGCGCCGTTGTTGCCGGCGGGACCGACAGGGCCGGGAACCCCTTGTAGGCCTTGCTGGCCTTGCTGGCCGGCGGGGATGCCAAAGGCCAAGACCGCGTCGGAGGAAGTCCCGGTATTGGCAACGGTGGCGGGGCTACCAGGGGAAAGGGTGGTCGTGGAGCCGACCGCGATAGTTGCCGCAGCGCCAGGAGCGCCGGCGGGGCCGGGAAGGCCGGTGGCAACGGTGACGGTCGCCGGCGTCGGGGTAGAAGCCCCAATCGTCGCGGATTCCAGCAGCTGGACGATAAGCGACATAATCAGGAATTGGGCGTGATGTTCGGAATAACGTTCAGGATAAGGGTCTGCGTATAGAAGACGGACCCTGATCCGTAGGCAAAGCGGATATCCCAATAGGCGGTCCCCAGGAACCAATCGGACGAGTCGCCGGCATAGGACAGCGAAAAGGTCGTGGGGCTGGTAACGGTGACGGTCAGGGCGTAGAGCTTATGCGCCGAATCGCGGACGGACGAGGAAACCGTGACGCCGGTAAGGTCGGCCGGGGCGGAAGGGCCGTCCTGGACATAGGTGCAATTCGCCCCAAAGGACGTCCCGCGTTTAAATTCAATGACCGTCGTCGCCATAAGACTAGGCGGCAGTCAAAGGGGGGCGTGGGAGGCCTTAAGGGATAATCGGAACCGTGCAGGTATCGGGGTTCCCGTCCTTGGTATATCCCGACCAAGCGCCTTCCCAATCGTTTTGTTCGGATTCGTAATACATCGGCCAAGGTTCGCCCATTTCGTCCATAATGACGAACCGGCAGCCCATAAACATAAGATCGTCAGGAAGGGTTACAGGTCCGTAAAGCTGTTGTTCGACTACCCAGCGGGTTTCGTTCCAATAGACTTTAGCGACCAGGTAACGCTGACAGTTGTAGTTATAGCGCCAATTCGCCGAAATGCCAATCCCGCCAAGGCCATAAAGCGAACCGTCGACTTCTAGGAAAGGCGTCGCCGCGGTCGCCCATTGGCGGCCCATATATCCGGCGTAAAAGGGTTCTGATTTGCTGTCGGCGTCGGAGCCGTCCGCGATCACGGCTAGGGTAACATTCCCGAAGCTAGAGCCGGCCGCGGTCGAATCTTGGTTCCCGATAATGTAGACCCCGTAAGACTGACTAGTTTCTAGGGAAATATAACCGCCATTATTGACGTATGGAGATGAAGGGTCGTCCCCGGTGGTCAGCGTCCCGGTAGGGTAGACCCAGACTTTACGCGCTTCGCCTTGCAAGGGCATCGTAAAGTTTTCGTCCCCTTCGGTCCTAGAAACGTCCCACCTGGTATTCATCCAGAGAATATTCCCCTTCGCAATCTTCAGGCGGTATTCGTCGATAACTTGGGTCACCGAAACCTCGAATTGCTGGACGACTTCGGGAACGAAGTCCGGCCAGGTAATGGAGCCGACGACGCGCTGCTCGATCCGGAAGTTTTTCCCTTCGCCGTCGCCTACCCAAATGATATCCGCGACGCGGAGGCCTTGGACCGTATATTCTCCAGCTGGGGCCGGCGCGGGTTCTAGGCCGGCGGGCAAGTCAACGACTCCGCCGGCGGCGGGCAACAGGTCGTCGCTGACCGAGGCGTAAATGTGGAAGTCAGACGTATTCCCGTTGTTATAAGTGACCTTAAACGCGTAAACATAGGTATTATCGTTCGCGTAAGGCATAATATAGCCGTTCGACGACGCCCAGGGGCTTTCCCCGTCTGTCCCCGTGACTACTACAACGGAACCGTCGCTGACAATCACGTCGGCGCGCTTCTCGTGCGCGTTCTGATCCGCGGTCGTAGAGGGGTTCCAGACGTTTCCGCCTTTGCCAATCCTGACGATATCGTTGGCTACGTTATCGATAAGAATGCTTTCGTATTTTGCTTCCCAATGGTTGACGTATTCCGCGGTCAGGCCGGCGGGCAAGTTCGGCCAGGTAATGGAGCCGACGACGAATTGCTGGACGACCGGGAAGAAAGGCAGGGTATAGGTAGCCGACCCCAAAAGGATGCCGTGAACCTTATAAGGCGTTTCTGGTTCGGGGATTCCGTCGGGTAGGGTGTTCGGGCAAGCGACGGTCAGCGACGGCGAAAAGGAAACGTAGATATAGAAAAAGGACGCGAATTCCGTTTCGACGTGGTAAGCGTAGGGGTAATAAGTAGCCCCTGGCGTCATTACTATATAACCGTCGGCCGATGCCCAGACGCTGGAAGGGTCGACGCCAGAGACGACAGGGATAGTCCCATCCGTAAAGATTTGCGACGCCCAAAGCTGCTCGGTGCATTCGGAGTTTTCAGGCCTCCAGACGTTGCCGCCTTTTGCGATCTTCAGGGTCGGCGTAGGGAGCAGCGTAACCCCTAGGAAAGAGGTCCCGACTTCGATTTGGTAGTGATTGATATAACCACCAAATTTAATGTTAATCGGAGTCCCAATCGCATTCTCTACGGGGGAAGGGCCGGTGATGATATTCCCGCCAGGAACAAAGGACACGCTCTGGCCGGCCCCAAGGTAGGGCATACCAAGGGCGGATTGGATGCCTGACGCTAGGCCGTTGAGCTGCGACGCGTAGATATCTTCGCCCGCGCCGAAGCGGGTATTAAACCGCGAGCCGGTCCCCTGGAAGCCGACGTCGTCCATTAGCCGAAAATGGCGGTTTCGGTTTTCCAATAAATGTCGGGGTCCCAGCCGCTGGAGCCGCCGATCATAATATCATAGACGACTTTGATTCCAGCGACCCCCGTCCCGTCGCCGCCAGGGTATCCGATAGGTTCGACCGAGGCGCTGGTCATAAGGCAGATATCAGGTTCCAGCGCTCCGACCGCGTCGCCAGGAGTGATCAGCGTGAACATATCGGTTTCGCTGAAAAGGGTCTTCCCGATATTGTTAACCATAGCGGCGGCGCGGTTGGCGTTTTCCGCGTTAAAGAAGATTTGCCCGCGGACGTTAAGCATAGGCCGCAGGAATTGCCGGATTCCCGCCTTTTTGTTGACGTCGCCACTTTTGGACACGCCGAAGCCGCCAAAGGAGAATTGGGGGACGCCGTTGGGCTGGGGCGGGGCAACGACGAAGATAGCGTCGTTGACGGGGGCCGAAGGGGTTCCGGCAAGGGCGGGGTGCGTAGTGGGCGGGTCGCCTTCCTCAACGTCCTTTGAAAAGGCCGGGTGCGTCTCGATAGGCTGCGCGGTCGTGGACGCGACGCCGGTGATCTGCGCGTCGGTCCAGCCGTCAGTCCTGGCAACACCCATATAATCGACCGTCAACATAGCGACACTTCCAACCATTGACGTAATCGAATATTTATATGACCGCATCGAAAAGCCCAGGTCGTCCGGGTAGTCGACGCCGGTCTGGTATGTATCGATAACGTCAATAAGATTGGCGGGGTCGGAATCGACCGCGAACGTCAGCTGCGCCTGGGCAAGTCCGAAGGCGTCCAGGTGAAAGGAGCCGGTAGGCTGCCGGACGCCGGGGCTGATTAGCTCGTCGCCGTATTTCTTGATAGTCGGTTCGGCCATAAAGTCGGGGGCTTATTTTGCCTTGTTGATAAGCGAAGCGCGGGACGGGGTAGACAGGGCGTCGCGGTTTGCGATCTTCTCCGTAGCGTCGGCCGTCCGGCGGGTGTTGTCTTCAATGCTATTTCCCAGAAGGCCGGTCGTGACAGACTTCACGTCGCCGCCGCCAATCTGTTGGAGGGAAGACGCGGCCAGGACCGGCGTAGCGCCGGAAAGGTAGCGGGATTCGCCAAGCTGTTTCTTTTTTAGGTTTTCTTCTTCGATGGCCGCTAGTTGGGCATAGGAAGAAATTCGGCCGGAAAGCATTCGCGATTGTTCACCAATTTGCACTTGGGATTTCCCCTTGAAAAAGTCGGCGACGTCTTGGGCGGCAATCCCCTTTGTGGCGGCATTTTTCAATAGAGCGTTAACAAACTCCTGCATTTGTTTATGGCTCAAATCTTGAAGCTCGGAAGCAAAAGGGTTGACGTTTTGAACTTCAGAGCCGCCGGTTCCGATTCCTAGTTGTTCCTTTGTCGAGGAAATGAGCGAACGCATTTCGGATTGTTTGGCAATCCCACCAATTACGTTAAACGGGGCGCCGCCGACTTCGCGGTAGAAGATTTTTTCGCCGCGTTCAATGGTATCGTTGGCGCGTCGTCCGGCGCGGACGGATTCCTCGGAGTAGATCGCCATCAGCTTGATTCGCTCCTTAATCGCGTCGTTCCCTTGGCGGAGAATGTCGACCATACTAGAGCCGGCTTCACCAAAGGCGGCCGTAGCCCTAGCCGCGGCAACCGTCTCGTTCCCGTTTTTCTTAAAGGCCTCGCCTAGCTTGTAGACGATATCCAGCGCCTTGATCTGGCCGGACGTGACTTCTTTTTGGGTGAACCCCATTTGTTTAAGGGCTTCCTGGGAACCCTTGTTCCCGACTTGCGCCTGGGCAATCAGGCGGTTGGCGTTCTGAACGGCTTTGCCCATTTGCTCTTGCGACAAGCCGGCAAGTTTCCCCATTTCTGCGAAGTGTTGGAGGTCGGTCGACGAGATGCCAAGCGACTTGGAAAGGACGTCCAGCTCGGCCATTTCGCGCAGCTGTTCGCGGCCTTTGGAGTAGATAGTTCCGGCGATATTCTGGAGGGAAAAGGCGTTGGCTAGGGAGGACGCCAGGGATTTGCGGAAGTCGGAAACCCATCCTTGCATAGCCGTCCCGGCCTTCTTGGCCGCGTCTTCGGCTCCTTTGGAAAGGTTGGTGAAGTCGCCGCCAAATTTAACTTTTACGTCGTCGGCCATAAATCAGTTAGCGCGGGGGTTGCTTTGGTTTTCGGCTGCGGCCTTGGCTGCGGCCGCGGCGACCGCTTCCTTGAACCGCTTTTCCGCAAGGTAGTTTTGCATCGCTTCCCATTCCTGATCCGAAACGACTTTGACGTCCGCACCTTCGGCTTGGACGTGGGCGATATGCAACCAAATCGCTTCGGCTTCGGGCATAGTCCAGGCTTCTTCGGTCGTGCAGCCGTTCCGAATAAGGGACGCGACGACGACTAGCTCCCAGGGCGTCCCGTTTGCTTGCGACGGCTTCGCCGGCTTTTCCCAGAAGCGGGGCCATAGGCTTTGCGCCTCGAAATAAAGCATCAGTTTGGAGGCCTCCGCGATCAGGGCTTTCTGGTCGCGGCGCAGCTTGGCGGCCCACCAGGCTTCCTTCCAGGTCGACGGCCGGCGGACTTCCTCAATCGTCTTTGACGAAAGGATGCGGACGGCGGCCATCAGGTCCGCGCCGGTCATTTCGCGATCACGGGACAGCGCTGGCGAACCAATAGACGTCAGGGCGACGCGGTGGCGTAGGCAGAAAGGCAAAAGACGAGTCCCGCAGACTTCAATAGTCGGCGGGAGCATCGTCGCGACCTTTATCCAACGGTTTTCCACGTTGGGAAAAGACCCCGGAGGGATCAGGGAGCAGGGGTGGCGTCGACTTCCTGATACTTCGTCGCCTTCACCGTGACCTTGCGGAAGCCGGTGTTTTCGCCGGCGTTGCTGACGGTGTCGATGATGTAATATTCCGCGTCAAACTGAACGACGCCGCCGGCCTCGGGAATGTTTTCCTCGGGCTTGAGGATGCCCATAAAGGTCAGGGCGTTATGCACGTCGTCCTTGCGGACGGTGCAGACGCGGCCGACGGAGTCCAGGACCTTGACGTCGACGCCGCAGCTGTCGTCGATACCGTCGCTTTGGATCGTGATAAAGGCCTGGGTAGTGTCCAGGAGTCCAAAGACGTGGGAAGTCCCGTAAGTTTTATCGGTGTCAGCCATTGGAGGAAGTTGTTAAGACTAGGCGGCAGTCAAGCGGGCGGGTAGACCGCAAAAAGGGTATATTGAAGGACGTTCCCGTAGCGCCGGTCGGCCACCCCTTCGTCGTCGGACGTAATCCATCCGGCATACAGTTGGCCTTCGGTCCAGGCCGCTTGAAGGCCTAGGATATCCTGCATAATGGCTTGGACGGCTTCGACGCGTTGCCGGTGCTGCTCCAGGGTTGAATCGTCGGCGCTGGAATAGACGTAGACCTTAATCGACAGTTCGAAATTGCCTAGGGGCTTCGCGCCTAGGTCCGTTGCGCCGCGGGCGGATTCGCAATAAAGGATAACAATCGGGACGCTGCGGATTTCGTCCGTCTGGCCGACGTTGACCGTGACGCCGGGGAGCGCGGCCGCGTTCGTCGTGAACCAGGCCTTAAGGGATTGTTCCGCGATCGTGCGGATAGCATAGGGGGCGGGCATAAGGGAAATGGGTTATTGGAAGCCGCCGCGGGTTCCGCCAATCGAGCCGGCGGCCGTCGCTTCCCAAAGGGTTTGTTTTTCCTTGTTCATCTTGGCGGCCATTACGGACCGCATAGCGAAGGCGCGTTTATTGCGCACAAGGGCAAGGAAGCGGGCGCTGTCGACCTTGTTGCCAATCCTGTTCCCAATCGTGTAGCTGGGTTGCATCGGGACGCCGGTGGCGTCTTCGTTAATCGCTTCGCCGGCCATTTCTGGATGATTGACCCAGCCAGGGAAGCGGACGGACGTGGCGGCCTTCTGGCCGGCGGACATATAGGGCGCTTTTAGCTTGGCGACCGACTTTTGCTTCTGGCGGACGTAGGCCTTGATATCGGATTCCTTTTCGACGAAAGCGACGACGTCCCCTTTTTTCGCCTTGTTCGTAAGCCACCCCTTGCCACCGTCTACGCGGTTGGCGTTGTGGAAAGACTTCATAGCGCCCGTTCCGCCGGCGGGGATGAAGTTAGACGATCCGTAGGCATTCCCGCCAAAGCGTGCTTGGAACGTCTTCCAGGGGATAAACTTCTTCCCGGCGGTCGTCGCGTATCTGTTGTCTTCGGCGCTGGCCTTGCGCCATTTCTTAAAGACGTCTTCGCGGCCTAGGCCGGCAATAGTGGAAGGGCTAGCTGCGGACAGCGGGCGGAAAATCGTCCTGATCTGATTTTCTACGTTCATCTGGCCTTGTTTCTTTGCTTGTCCAGAACCGCCGCTTCCGGGCTTCCCTTTCCTAGCGCCTTCAAAGGGCGGGGTATAGTCGACCATATCGCGGCAAAAGAGCGCGGCCTGGTGCTTGATGACTTCCCCCATAGACTTGCCCATAACTTTGGCGAAGTCGTGGAGGTGCGCCAGAAAGCCGGCGTTGTCGACTTCGACGTCCTTGGTGACGCTGATAGGCATTAGGCGGGGCCGGCCTTGCCTTGGACGCGGACGATTACCCAGGCGGACGGGGGACGGTCGTTAATCGCGACGATTCGATAATCCCCGCCGGCGTAGTTGACCAGGTTTCCGAAGATCACGACGCCAGGGTGGGCGTTGCAGTCGGATTTTAGAAATTTAACGTCGTAGCTCGTCGAATTCAGGAAGCCGCCGGTTTCGAGGTCCTGCTGGACCATCGGGGCCGACATAAGGACATTGAAAGGCGTGGAAGTGCCAGAGCCACGGCGGACCGTTACGGACTTGGGGATTTCGTTAAGGATTTCGGACGCGTCTGCGGCCCATTCGTCTTGGATAGCACCCATAAGACTAGGCGGCAGTCAAAACGCCTCCTAGGGCAAGCCAGAGGGGTTTAAAGGCACAAAAAAGCCCACCCCGAAGGGTGGGCTTAACCTTCCCGCGCTAGGCGGGTAGGGATTAGAGGTCGGAGATGACGACGCGGAGGGCGGCGTCCGGGTTGCCCACGGACGAGCCGGTGATCCAGGAAGCCGAGATGTTGCTCGTACCCTTGGACCAATCATACCAGCTGCGGAGCGCGAAGGCGAAGCCGCTGTCCTGGTCCTGGACGGTGATCTGCTCGCCACCGCCGGTGGTCGGGGCAGCCGGGACGCGGGTCACGATCACGTGGCCTTCGCGGCAGCTGGCGATGCCATTCAGCTTTTCCGTGGCGGTCGTGCCGGTGGTCGGGAAGCCGTTGTATTCGTAGATGTCGATGCCGTGGAGGCGGCCGACCTTGCCGTCACGAATCACGGAGGTGTCACCGATGGACAGGTACTGCGCAACGGACGGGTCCTGGAGCAGCTGGCCGAAGGCGTCGGGGGTCAGGAGCAGACCGCGGTCGGCGAAGGGCAGGTTCGCCTTGGTCATCGCGGTAGCGGCGTTGGCGATCGCGGTGCGGTTGAAGTTGGCCTTCGTGCCGGAGTAGGCGATGCCGGCGAAGTTGGCGGCGGTCGTCTTGGAAATCACGGAGGTGAACAGCGACTGAACCGTGGCGTTCGCCATCGGGGCGATGAACACGCGGCGGAGCATATCCAGGGAGATGGTCGCCACTTCGGTATCGGTGAAGGCGGCGCTGACGTAGTTGTGGTCGGCCAGGGTGATGGCGACGTCCGTGGCGACGGCGTTCGACGGGACGAAGCCGGTCGAAACGTCATAGGTCGACGCGGTGAACTTGTTCGCGAAGCGGGTGTGGACGACCTGGCCCTTTTCAGCGACGTAGGCGCTGAAGTCGGTGGTCACGATCTTGTTGAGGGGGGCGAGGACCGGGACGAGGGTGCGCAGCGTTTCGGCGGCGACAAACTGCGGGGCCAAGCCCTGGTTGAGAACGGAGTTGCTCATATTAGGGATTAGTTAGGAGTTAGGGGGTGAAAGGGGGGATTAGCGGACGCCCAGGTGCGCGACGATGGCGGCGCGGTGCTTGGCGTAGAAGGCTTGCTTTTCGCCGGGGTTCTTAATGGCGATGTAGGCTTCCCAGACTTCGGCGTTGCTCTGGGGGGCGGCGGCCGCGGAGTCGGCCGGGTTGATTTCGACGGCCGGGACGCCGACGCTGGCCGCGATCTTGGCGGCAACCTTGCCGGCGGACTCAATCTGGGAAACGGCGGCGACCTTCTGGGCTTCGGCCGCGGCCAGCGCCTTGGACAGTTCTTCGACCTTGCCGGCGAGGGCGTCGCGCTCCGCGATGGCGGCGGACTGCGCTTCCAGCTTTTCGACCGCGGTGGCGTATTCTGCCGAAAGCGTGTCGTTCTTCGCCGACAGCGCCTTGACCTGGCCGGCCAGAGCTTCGGCTTCGGCGGACTTGCCGGTGAAAGCCGACTTCAGGGTCTTAAGGGTTTCTTCGAGCGTCATAATCGGAAGGTTAAGACTAGGCGGCTGTCAAGCGATGCCCTTGGATCGGTTGCGCTTAACGCCGGACTTGTCGGGCTTTTCGTCCGTGTCCACGGCGTCGTCGGCGTCGCCTTCCTCGTCTTCGGCGCGCTCCTTGGCGTCTTCGTCGTCCTTCTTCTCGTCTTCGTCGGACTTCGGCTGCGGGGCGGCCTTGTCTTGGTCGGGGTCGTCTTCGGACTTGGCGTCTTCGCCTTCGTCTTCCTCGTCTTCGCCTTCTTCCTCGTCGTTCGACTCGGGCTTTTCATCGTCCTTGTCGTCTTCGGACTTGGGTTCCTTTTCGTCTTCGTCTTCGGATTCGGGCTTTTCCTTGTCTTCGTCTTCCTTCTCGCCTTCGGCCATCTTGGCCGCGGCCGACAAGGCCTTAAGGTCGACGCCGGCAAGGGCGCGGGCGGAGGCAAGGCGGCGGACCTTGGCGGAAGCGCCTTCGTCCGATTCCTCGGGCTGGCCGCCGGCGGCGGCGGCGTCGTTCTTCTCGTCGGCTTCCATTTGCTCGGCGACGGCCGCGTCCAGGGATTCCATCAGCTCGTCAAAGCCGTTGACCAGGCCGGTAACAAGGCCGGCGGCCGCGGCGTTCTTGCCGCTGAAGGTCTGGCCTTCCATAGCCGAATCGTCGGCGAATTCGCGGACGGCTTTAACGTCGGCCTTGAAGTCGGCGTGGATTTCTTCGACTTCCTTCTGGAGCATTTCCCTCTGCTTGTCGTCCAGGGACGTCCCGGCGATGCCGGCGCCTTTGTAGAGGCCGGACTTGATCACGTCCATTTTGACCCCTTCCATTTCGTAGGCCTTGGAGCAATCGGGGTAAGCGATATAGCAGCCAATCGAGCCGACGGTGGCCGACGGCGTCGCATAGAAGGCTTTCGCCTGGGACCCGATCCAATAGGCGGCGGAACAGGCTTCGTTATCGGTGAAGGCTAGGACTTCTTTGCTGAAGCCGCGGATTCGGGCGGCCAGCTCGGGGACGCCCACGGACGTTCCGCCGGGGGAGTCGATAACCAGGATAACGGTTTTGACGGACGCGTCGCGCTCCGCGGACTCCAGCATTTCCTCTACGTTCTCGATATCGCAGCAGCCGCAAAGCACGTCCAGGTCGCTGACGTTCTTGGAGATGACGCCTCGGACCGGGACGATCGCGTAAGGGGGATAAATCTCCAGCTTTGCCGGCTCGCCGAACATAGCGGAAAGCATATCGGAGAAATCCGACAGCTTCGCGCCCAGGGGCATTTCGACCTTGGCGGTTCGCTCAAGGTGGGCGTTCGCTTGTTCCGGCTGGATCAGAAGCGGGCGGTTCGCCTTAATGTCTTTGATAAGGTTTCGCATATTAAAAGGGGTAGAGGGTTAGGGGTTCCCGGCGGACGGGAAGGGGACAAAGCCCCCGTTAGGGTCGGTCGACGGGGAGCCGGCGGCCGCGGCGTTAATGGCCTCGGGCTGGACGTTCATAGCCAGGGACGCGACCATAGAGACGGGGACGTTAAACTCGGTCGCCGCGTCGATAATCAGGCGGGCGTCAGCTGCGCGCCGGCGGATTTCCTCCTTAACGTCGGACCCGTTTTCCGCGTAGTGGTCGGAAAGGGTCTTAAGTCCCATTTCGATATCGCGCTGATTGGCGGCGGCTTCGCGGCCGGCGTCGGCCGTGATCCGGCGGGGAGTGACCCAGCCAACCCTATGCCAATCGCCGGTCGACGGCATCGGCAGCTCGTTGTTGGCGACGGCCGACCCGATAACGTAGCCCCAGAGCTTAATCAGGACGCGGTGAATCAGGATGGACTGACGGGCGGACGCGGACCGGTCCACTTTGCCCAGGGTGACGCGCATAGCGGCCCCGTTTGCTTTGGTCAGGTCGATAAACTCATAAGGCAGGAAACCCTGGGCGCTGTCCCGGTTGTTATGCTCAATAAAGGCGGTAACGTTCGGGGACGGGCGGCCGCTTTCGACCATCTTAAGTTCCTCGCCGGGGGCCAGCGAAAGGGTCTTGCCGCCAATGAAAGCGCCGACTTGCTCGGGGTTGTCGTAGACTCCTTGCGGGTAGTCTTGGGGACGCATTCCGAAGGCCTGGAAGTCGGCGTCGGAACCGTCGAATTGCGGATTTTCGCGGGTGACGGTGCGGACGATATCCCCCTGGACCTTCATCGCGACCTTTTCCAAGGAAAGGATTTCCAGGACGTCGATCAGGTTATTAATCGAATGTTGAATGGGGGAATAGGCCCGCGCTCCGCTGACTTGCTCCGGGATATGGACGTGGAGCATAGCCGACGCGTTGACCAGGCGTCCGGTCCCGTCGGACCTGATAACTTGGTAGCCGACGACCGCGCCGTATTTGTTGAAAAGGACGCCGTCGGTCATTCCCTCCGGGGCCGGAACGTTGTTGCTCATCGTCGTCCCGACGCGGTGCGACTCGATCAGCTGGATAAGGGGGCCGGTCTGGCCGTAGGTCTTCAAAACGAAGATTTCACCGTCAACGTCGATTTTCTTGCAAATGATTTGGAGACATTCCGTCAGGTTATAACGGCCGGTGATTTCGCAGGGCTTGTCGGCCCAATCGTTCCAATACTTGAGCGCCGCGGCGTCAAAGGAAGGGTCGCCGGACGCCGGCTGCGCCTTGATTCCGTCGCCGACCGCGTAGACGACCATATCGTTAACCATCTGGCGGACCAAGCCGCTGTTGACCGAAAGCCAACGCATCTTGCGCGTCAGCTCCTGGCGGTCGAACACCGTCATCGTCCGCTTGAAGTCCGCCGGCCAGGGCGTGTTAACCCATTGGCGCTTATTGCTATATTTGGCCGCTTCGAATTGCGAGAAGATGCCGGAACCGCCGCCGCCGGCGGAAGCGTTAACCTTCAAACCGTGTTTCTTCGCGTAGGCCTTGACGTCGCGAACGGCTTTACGGATTGCGGTCTTAATATTCGGCTTCGCCATAGAATTAGAGGCCGCGGAAGTTCCAGAGGCCGTTATAGACGCGGACGCGGTCGATAGGACCATATTGCGCCGGGTCTTTGACCTGGAGGGCGTAGCGGGCTTCAATCAGGACCGTCTGGACGTCCATCGGAAACGACTTGGAGACGCTGGTTCCGCTGTCCGCGTAGCTCATCATAGTCTTTCCTTCCATCAGGAGCGTAGCGGCCTTGTCCGCGATCGCCTCGATTCGGGATTGGGAAAGGATAAGAAAGCAACCTGTCGCTCGGGCCATAAGACTAGGCGGCAGTCAAAAGGGCGGCCTTCCGATCCCAGCACCTGGTCGGAGGCCGCTGCCACCTTGGAAGCCTTATGGAATAACCACCCCAGGCGCGTCCTTAAATTTGCCACGGCCGTCGGCATTGTCAAGCGGGGTCCGCGCCGTCCCCTTCGGCTTCAGGCTCCGCCACCATTTGCTCGGCCTTCCCGGTCAGCTTCCAGGCCATAGCCGGCAGCATCAGGATAACTTCGCAGTCCCAAAGGTGGTTCGCCCGCGAATCAATCTGTTCCCAAACGGGCTTCCCGCCGGCGGCGACCGTTCGGCGCTCGGATTGCATTTGCTTTAGGTATTCGTCCAGGACGTCGTCGGGGCGGGTATGCCGGCCGCGGCGGATCAGGAGCGCCAGGGTGTCTTTAAGCCGTAGGTTGGAGAAGTAAAAGCGCTTGCAACGGCGTTGGCCGACTAGCTCCACGACCGGCGGGGAGTAGGGTCTGACTTCCGTCTTCATTCCCTGGGGCGTTCGGACCTTCCAGGCGTATTCGTTGCGCTGGTCGCCGCGGGTCGCCACCCAGCCGTTGGCCGCACAAGCCGCCAAGACTTCGTCCTGTTGGTCGCCGGAGTCCACAAATACGTTGGCGGGGTGGACGCCGGCCTTTTTGTGAATGTCGATAAGTTCGGACCAGGCGAAGCAATAGCCGAAAGAGTGCAGCCGGCTTCGGCCGTCGCCGCTGAATGACCGAATGACCCACCAGAAGCCGCGACGCTGGACGTCGACGCCCATAAACCGCAAGGGGATGAAGTCGGGCAAGGCGCGGTCGTCGTCCGTAAGTTCCTTGCCGGCCTTCGGCTTCCCGCGGACGAATCCGCCTTCTTCCGGCCAAGGTTCGCCGGTCTTGTAGCCGCCGACCGACGACTCGATCTGGACTTCGTCGGCTTCTTCCTTCCAAGTTTGCGCAAGGCGCTTCTGGACGAATTCGCGGCGGGACGTCGGGTTGGCGTCGTCAAAGGCCTTCTTCGCTTCGATACATTCAACCGCCAAGTCGCCCCAGGTAAGTCCCCATTGGCCGCAGAGAGCGTTCCAATGGTAGCCGCGTCGGGATTTCGGGGCCGTCGGGTTTGTGGCTACATATGCGCCGGACTTGTTCAGCTCCGTTCGGACGCGGTTGGAGTCTTCAAATTGATGTTTGCAGCTCTCGCATTGGTAGGTCGTCCCCTTGCGGACGGCGTCCAGGTTCCAGCCTTCCGGCGTTTTGGCCGTCTTCGGAAAGATGATCTGTTCCCATTTGTAGGGTTGCCGGTGGTTGCAAGCGGGGCAGCAGAACGTCCAAACCCTTTGGTCCGTCGTCTTGAACCATTGGCTCCAATCGTCGCCTTCGACGCCGCCCTGGGAAACAAGAACGGTCTTGGATTGCCAACGGAAAGCCGTCGTTCGGGCAAGCGCGTCCTTCAGGCTTCCCTGACCCCACAACCAAACTTCGTCCCCCAGAAGATAACGAATCGAACGGCGCTGAAGGTTGCGCTCGTTGTTCGCCCCCAATACCCAGGCGGTGTTTCCGCGGAATTGAATCGCCCCCGTCTTCGGGATTCCGTCCGGCCCGATTAGTTCCTTGATGGCCGGGATAGACTCCCAAAGGACGCGCAGACGCGTTTCCAAAAAGTCGGAACCGTTGCGGTCGATATCCTGAAGGATGAGCGTCGGCCCTGGGCAAAGCGTCGGGATGATAAGCG